GCCGCGACACCGTCTCGGGCAGCATGTGCATGCCTTCAGCCCGCAGGGCTCGAGCGATCGCCGCATGCGTGAACGATGAGTCGGCGAGGGCGTCGGCCAACGCATTGTGGTCGCGCTTGTCCAGCCGGTCGAGCAGGTCGCACATCGAGCAGCGTGGCCCCTTGCGGGTGGGCTTGTGCTGCTCGAGGGCGGCGGCGAGGGTCATCGCTTGACGGCAGCCTTGCCGTCCGCCTTCTTGGCGGGCTTGGGGCGCACCTTCAGGATCGGCAGCGGAAAGTCCCGCCCGTCCTTCTCAGCGGCCTCAGTCAAGCTCACATGGATGTGTGCCCGGTGCCCGTAGCCGCGACCTCGCCACCGCCACCAGGTCGCCCGGTAGGTGCCGCTGGCGACACGGTCCTCGTAGACGACGTACTTGAGGCGGTTTGCGCCGGGCTTGCCGGACGCGGCGTACTCGATGAGCTGGTCGGCGAGCTGCTTGGCAGCGTTCGGGTTGCGCCGGTCGAGGTCCTCGTCGATGTCGACGGCGAGGACGTATCCGCGAGCGTTCGGCTCGTGGTCGCTTGTCGGGTTCCGGCGGGTGTGAGCGAGCGATGCCCGGATGCCGTCGGAGGCGGTGTCGCGGTTCGGGAACCGCGCGTCGATCTGTCGGCGCAGCGTGACGATCGCGGCTGCAGGCTTCCACGGCTTCATGCGCCGGCCTCCGGCTCGTCACCCTTGTCTGGGGTGAGGTGTCCGAGGGCGGTGGCGGGGGCTGCCATGCCGAGGATCGCGGCGGCGAGCGCCAGCCACAGCGGCGCCTGCCCGTCGTCGATCAGCCCGTACCCGACGAGGAGGGCGATGACGGCGATGGTGACGGCGTATAGGCGGGCGCGGTTCTTGCGGGTGAGGAGCTTGCCGAGCATGGATTGGCCTCCAATGCAGGAAGCCCCAGCCGGGGTGGGCTGGGGCTGCAGGGTGGGTGGGGCTAGTAGGTGCGTACCAGGGTGAGGACGATCGCCGCAGCGGCGATCAAGACTGAGGCGCCGGGGATTGCCCACAGGCGCCGTTTCACTTCCTCAAGCTGCGCGGCCATCGCCTTGATGTCGGCCTCGAGGTCACCGATCCGACGCGACAGATCCTCCTCCGCTTCAATGGCACGAAGGCGATCTTCGTGGTCGTCGAGCCGGTTCGCCTGGTTGCGGTGCTCGGCGACCATCCCCGTGACCTTCCTGTCGACCTCGAGCAGCAGCGCATACATCTGCTGTGTGGTGATCGTGACCCCAGCGTCGCTCATAGTGGACTCGACTCGCTTTCAGCCTTGATGCTCAAACTGCTGTTGCGCTGAGGTTCGGGTACATGACGGCGATCATCTCTTCGGTGAACCCAAGAGTTTTGGCGTGCGCAATGGCAGCATCACGCGCCAGAGCGTCGGCCTTTGCTTTGGCTATGGCATCGGCCTCAGCCTTAGCGGCTGCGTCCGCCTCAGCATTGCGATGCAATTGCTCTTCCTTTGTGAAGGCGCGTTCTGTTACGACACCTGTCAGGGCGTCAATTTCAATTACGTCAGCCATAACCTGCTCCTAGTTCTTGTAGCCGTAAACCTTGAGGGTGCCCGTCATGTTGTTTGCAGATGTGATGAGGCTGAAACCGTCATAGGCGGATGCGACGTCATGCAGTCCACCTCCCGAACGCGGGAAATAGATTGATGAAGATGACGCCAATGAGTGCCATGCTCCCTTGGTTGCCGAACTCAGATTAGGTCCAATGAAATCAATGACGATGTACGCCTGAGCCCCGGACTGAGCCCCGGCCACGACCCATTGCGCAGCGGCAGAAGCCGCGTCACCGGAAACTGCCCCGGTACTTGCGTTGATTTGGGCGGAGGCGTAGTTATAGCTGGCGCTTGAATCTGTGCCTGAAGCCCGCATTCGTATATGGACATTGAGGGTGTTGGACACGGCAGTTACATTCAAGATGGCGCGATAATTCTCATAGCTGCTGCTAAAGCAATTGTTTACGTTGACAGTTGATGCCGTCGTTATTGTTTGAGCTGTGATTTTGGTTAGTCCCTGCGTCGATGTATCCGCCTTGGCGGCGAAGGTGTCGGTGAGGTCTGCTGCGGTCAGGACATCGCCCGCTGACCATGAGGTTTTGACGGCCATTGTTCTCCTTTAGTAGCCGAGCCGATTGCTGTCGAGGACACCGAAGACCGGGTCGTCAAGGACGAACGCGGCAAGCGTTTGTGACAGGGTGAACGTGACGAGGTGATCTGCGGGTGTTGCGCGATGCTCGATCTGGTCGATCGACACCGTCTGTGTGATCGCCGAGCCGATGCCGTTCGGTGTCCAGGTCACGGTGACGACATCGCCGAGCTCGAGGTCGAGCACCTGAGCGGTCTGCGCGCTGGTGAGTGCATCCAGCCGAACCCCGATACGGTCGATCCGGTACGTCGGGTCCTTGTAGATGTTGATGAGCGCGTCGGCGATCAGCTGCGCCTGCGTCTGCGTGTCGAGCAGTGTGTCCAGCTTGTAGGCAAATTGACCGTAGGCGGCTTGGCTTGCGCTTGAGGCGGCCGTCACCGTGCCGGCCACGACGGTCCCCCCGTACCAGGTGACCTGAACATCGTTGCGCATCTCTTCGGTGACCGACGCTGCTTGGTATTCGGTGAACGGGATCTGCCCGGCCCCGGGCCCGAAGGTGACCCCACCGGAGGTGGGGTCCTGCAACTGGGCACGGTCAAGGAACGTGAACGCACCGTCTTTGGCAACGAAGATCAGACCGGGGTCGGACACCGAGACCTTCTCAAGGTACGTCAAGGCGTTCGTGTCGGCCGGGACGACGTCGGCATCGAGGGTCATTTGCCCCGCGTTCAAGTTGCGCTGCGGGACAGGCCAGCCGGCGTCGGTGAGGACCTTGCCGACGCGAGTGCCGGTCAGCTCGCTCGCCGCAGTACCAGGAGTGAGGGTCGCGTTCGCCAATATGGCGAACCCATCGACGCCTTGAGCGACCGCGACCGAGTCACCGCTCAGGTCGTACTGCCAGGACCAGTCCTCAACGTTGCCCGCCCAGATCGCCGCCCCGTCATGGCTCACCCGGAACTGCTTGCGCGGCGTGATCGAGCCGTAGTAGGGGCTCGCGGTGTTGAGTGGGTCGAAGCTGCGGTCGCGGTTGTCGAGCTCGATCTGGCAGATGCCAGCAACGGTGCGCTCGAGGGTTCGTGACCGGCCGCGGCGCACGCTCACCGAGCGCACCTGGTCGGTGATATCGACGAGGACGTCACCAGCGAGCGGGCTGGAGGCGGTGCCGCCGAGGACGCCCTTGACGGTGTCGTTGAGGGTGAAGAAGTTTCCGACCCCGTTGGCGGCGAGGTCGAACGCGATCTCGACCTTCATGGTCACGCCGCCGCGAACACCGGCGCGGAGCTGCGCTCGAAGGCCCGGATCGCTTCGACCGCGGCGCGGCCGATCTCACGCGGGTCGCCGATGCCGGCCTGCACGGTGATGTTGTAGGTGTTGCCTGCCCGGCCGGTGAGCTGATCGTTGGGAATGATGGTGCCGCCACGGCCGGGGATGAACAGCTCGGGACCGACCTCGCCCACGAGGTAGGGGGTGCTGGAGGAGACGGGGCCACCGTCGGCTCGCCGGCTCAAGGCCATCAGCTCCGCGTAGATCCGTCCCTCACCGGACGGAATATTTGGCCCAGCTCCAGGTCGCAGCGGAGCATACGCGGCAAGGGCAGCCGAGAACGGAGATGCAATTGCTGCTGTTGTCGGATTTGTTGCCGGGCCACTGCCGAGATTTGGGTTGACTGGTTGCCTCAGCGCTGAGGCGATCTCAGCTGCGATCCTGTTGAGGAGACTCTGCAGAAGTGGCTGAACCGTGGTCTCGAGAGCCGTCACATAAGCCTGAGCCGAGGCAACGCCGGCGCCATAGAAAGTGCTTGCCGCCAGCGTGCCAGCCGTCGCTGCGGCGACCTGCACAGCATTGACCATGCGGTTGGCCTGGTTTATGGCTTCAGCGCCACCATCAAGAAGCTCTGCAGCGATGCGGCTACCCGCCTTTGCCCCCATCTGAACAATCTGAGAGACCACATCAAGTGATGCGTTCGCTTTGATGAGTTGCTGGATTTGACCACTAAATGCTTCAGCTGAGTCGACGCCCTTCTGAAGAAATGTTAGGAAGGTTCCCTGCTCCTTCTTGGCGCTCTCCAGGGCGCTTGCAGTCTTGTCGATGTCCTCAGCGTTGCCGCCCTTGACGGCGTCCTGGTACTCCTTTTGAGCGTCTGCTAGCTTCTTCGCCGCGTCGGCCTGCTGCTGCGCTGCATCGGCAATGCCATTGCCCTGAGAGATTCCCTGCTGAACACGATTGAAGAGATCGTCATACTGCTGCTGCAAGTTGCGCAGACGATCCTTAGCGTCGGTGAGTGCTTGATTCAGGCGGTCACGGATGACGCCGACAAGCGACTCGAATTCGCCCTTAGTGGTCTCGGTAATCTGGCCAGCAGCAAGCATGGAGCGTGAGAATGATGCAATGTCATCTGCACCGAGCGAGCGCGTCAGGTCGTCATAACCCATTGCCATTTCGTTGACAGACTGAAGGGCGCGCTTAGCTGAATCATCAAGCAGCGCCAGGTCCTCAGCGGCCTGCTTCTCAGGAGTCTTGTCTTTCCGCTTTGACCCCTTGCCACCGGAGCCGACCTTTGACGCCTTTTCAAGATTCTCGCGGATCTCCTTGAGCCTGGCGGCAGTCAGGTCAGCACCACTTGCCAGACCCTCATACAGAGCTGAGGTCACGGTGCCGGACATCGAGCGGGCTTCGCGCCACATTCTTCCGGCTTCGACAGCCGCTGTCATAAGCGACAGTACGCCTCCAGCAGCTCGTGATGCGGCGTCGCCTAGACCCTCAGTCATGTCGGTGATGGTGGGGAGAGTCTTTCCGTAGGACAAGGCGGCAGACACGGTCCCAGAAATGGCGTCACGGGTGTCACGCTGTGTCTGGCGGGCAAATCGGTTCGCTGCCGCATAGGCGATCGCCTTGTCGGTCAGCTCACCGTTGGCATCCCGCAGCTGCCAGGTGACACCCTTCGTGCGCTCAGCTTCCTCGCGCCACTTGCGCTGCGCATCCGCCCCCTCGTTGAGCTTCTGGATGAATAGGGCGACAGCAGTCGCTATCGCAACGAACGGGATTGCGCGCATAGCCATCGTGAGGGCTTCCGACGCACCACGAGCGATCAAGGCAGCGGCAACATATGCATTTACTGCGACGGTCTGGATGCCGAAAGCGATCGCGCTCGCGGTCAGTACGCCGCGCTGGATGAGAATGGAAGCTGTCAGGGCGGCAACCGCGACTGCGGCTATCCGTAGGCCGTCTGCATTGTCACGGATGAATGTCGACACAGATCCGATGGCGGTCGCCATGCCGCGGAGCGCTGGTATGAGCGCGGACATCAGGGCATTGGCCAGGGGCATGATCGCTAGACCGAGCGCCTCGAGGGTGTTGCGATAGAGCACTTGGAACTTATCGGCGCTGGTCGCGGTCGCTGCCGCAACACCGCCGACCTGCGATTCGACCTCGCCGAGGATAATCTTCTGCGCCGCCAGGACGTTGCCCGACTCCATGAGCGCGGCGATCTGGTCCTTCTGCTGCTGCGTGAAGGTCACTCCCGCACGACTCAGCGCGGTCAGGCCCCGCTCTGGATCATTCAGAGCCTTGCCGAGCATCTTCGCGGCGCTGGCCGCGTCACCGAACCCGGCCGCAGCGAGATCCTGCGCGGCCATGACGGAGCGGTCGAACACCGCGTTCAGGCCGTCGCCCTCATTGCGGACGTTCTTGAACGTCAGGATGAGGTTGGCCGATGACTGGACGAGCTCATCGTCGACTCCGATGATCTCGCTGATCCGATTCGCGAGCTCACCGACCTGGTCGGCTGTGACCTTTGCGGCTCCGCCGGTCGACTTGATGATCTGCGCGGTTGCGGCGGTCGTCTTGATGGACTCCTGAGCTTCGGCGAAAGCGTCGCGTACCGCGTTGCCAACGGCCTGAAGGCCGGCGAAGCCAACACCGAATGCGGCACCGAGACCGATTGCGCCTGCTGCCATTGACTTGAACGAAGACTTGACACTTGAGTCTTGGGCGGCGGCGGTCTTGCCGAGCTTCGCCATTTCGCGCTGGGCGCGCTCGAGGTCCTTGCCGTCGAACTTGCCGACGAAGGAGATGACGACAGCCATGTCACGCTCCCGTCATTGAGTCGAGTTGCTTCTGGACGATGTCTTGCGCATCACGGACGCCCTGCAGGATCGCGTCTCGGACGATGGCGCCGTGCGTTTCCTCGGCCTTCCAAAGGCCACGGGGCCGGCTGTATCGGCTGCGCATCAGCTTTGTGAAGTCTGAGCTGGTGGTCTTTGCTCCGATGCCGGCGGTCTGGAAGATGACGCCCGGCCCGTCAGCGGACACGACGCCGATGTAGTTGGACACGATCATGCCGCGCCGGCGATTGCGTGCCCGCGTGACCTTCACGTTGCTGGCCGCGGTCTGTGCGTTGAAGGACAGGTCTCGGCCGGATCGTGCCTCAGTCCACTTACCCCATCGACGCAGCGCGTTCGACCCGTACTGCACGTTCAGGATCTCCCGGCGGCCCGCATCACGAAACTGCGACGCGGCCCGCGTGATCCGCTTGTTGATCTCTTTCGCCTGCTCCGGCGCATACGCCTTCAGCAGCTTCAGGGTCGCGTCGAGGTTCTTGATATTGACCCGGTCAGCCACTCGGGGTGCTCCTTCGCTGCGTGCCTGGGTTTGATTCCACGGCCCGCCAGCGCAGATAGCGGTACATCGTCGCCAGCATCCTCGGGGTCTGCCGCTCAACGACATCCGGCGCGAGGCCGAACTCGTAGGCGATGTGGCAGATCAAGAAGTGGGCGTTGTCGGTCCCTCCAAAGGGGGCACGGCGGCCTCCTCCTGGTCACCGAACACGATCTCCGCGACCGTGGCGGTCCACGGGTCGAAGTCC